TCGAGGAAGTGTGTGTTGCGGATTTCAATAAAAAACCGGCATAAGCCGGTATTGATTGCTGGTGATAGTGGAGGGTTACAGATTGGATGGGTTATCGTCTTTATTGCGTCTGAGCATGTATTTTTCATAAATATCATCGAGCCTTTTTAAGCGCAATGAAATTACTTGCATGATGTCTTGCTGATCCTCATCAGGTAACTGGCGGAAAAGGTGTAACATTTGTTTATCTGTAACAGATAAATCGCTTTCTAAGGCTACATCTTGCCCAAGCACCCAAGCTAAGCTCACGCCTAAAGCCTCAGAAAGCTTAATCGCAGATGGCTTCCCTATTGTTCCGCGAGCGAACCAAGCATTGACTGCTTGTTTACTTACGTTGCATATCCGTGAAATCTCTGCTTTGGTAAGGCCCTTCTGCTCAACAATTTCATTGAGCCTTTTAACTTGCGGGTGATTTGTTTGGTGGTTGTTTTTTCTCATGAGCAAGAATTTAATTTTTTGATTATATTACTGATCTATCTTAATCCGGCGGTTCATGTACTTCGCATACAACTCGTCCAACTCTTTCAAGCGCAGTGAGAAAATCCGCATCATGTTCTGCTGCTCCTCCTCTGGTAGCTGACGATATAGCTCAAGCAATCGCTGCTCGTCTGGCTTTAATCCATTCTGCTCACTAACCTCTTCACCTAATAGCCATGGTACTGATACACCAGCGGCATCCGCTACAGCGAGCGCTGATTCCTTACTCATGGCACCTTTCTTGAACCAGCCATTAACGGACTGCGGCGTTATTCCCGCAACCCTGGCCATATCAGATTTTGTCATCCCGCGGCGCGTTAACTCTGTCAGGCGCTCTACAAGAATCGGGTTAAGTAATTTTTTCGCTGTCATGTCAGAAGAATAAGCCTTTTGCTTATAAAATAAAATTCGCCTGGGACTTGATTTAATTTTAAGCCTAGGGCTTAATTTGTTCGTGTATCTTTTGGAGACCATCATGAACGGATTAGAGAAAGCCATCAAAAAAGCAGGTAATGCCAGCAATCTTGCAGCCTTACTGGGTATTAAACCCATGTCGGTAAGCCGCTGGAAGACACGTTACAACGGTGCTGTCCCGCCAGGCCGCGTATTACCGATTTTCAAGATAACGGGCATCACACCTCACGAACTGCGCCCTGATATCTACCCAAACCCAACAGATGGCTTACCAAGCCAAGAGGCGTCAGCCAAATAACCATAGAGGATATTTACCCATGGAGAACGCAATAGCACGCAACTCCGAACCACCGAAGCTAAAGCCGGTTGAGATGGAGAGCTTAATTCTCAATCAGCTTGCATCGGTTGGGCAGAAGCCGGTAGCTGACGCTATCGGAATTGATGAGTCAACCATCAGCCGCTGGAAAGGTAAAGGCGGTCATGTTGAACAGTTTTGTCGGTTTCTGGCGGAGCTGGGTATTCAGCTTGCTCCACCGGGAGCGGTACTTGTTCGCCGTGATTATCTTTTTTCGGTGGAAACATTAGCGGACATTGGGATGAAAGCAGTGCGTATGCAGCCTGAGCCGCTGGGGTGGGATTGAAAATGGCAGCAACCAAAAAGGCGAAAGCCGCGGTGAGGGGTCACCAACGGCTTTCAGGTGCAAAAACGGTAGGTAATTGCGGAGATGAGTATGTCAAATACCGCTGAAATATACAAATTCCCTGCGCCGGTACCGACGCAACAGGAGTGCCGTATGGCTGATCTGGAAAATGGCTATTTACGTTTAGCTAATCAGATCCAGGATGCCTTGTGTATCGTTGAACTATCGGGGCGTGAGTTCCGTGTTTTGAATGCGATTATCCGGCTGACGTATGGCTGGTCGAAAAAATCAGATCGTATTGCCAACAGCCTCATTGCAGATAAGACAACACTGAAGGTAAAGCACGTATCCGAAGCGGTGCTGAGTCTTGCCTATCGTAACATCATTATCCTGCGCCGTATTGGTCAAACAAGATACATAGGGATTAACACAAACCTGGATAAATGGGCTTATTCCAAGCCACATTGCTCAAAATGTCCGGTGTCTTTTCCTGATGATGAAATTGCCACATGGATTATTTCTGTACCCGAAACCAGGGATAGTTATCCCCGAAAAGGGGAAAGGGCATCCCCGAAAACGGGGATAGTTATCCCTGAAAACAGGGATAGCGTTTTACCCCATTCAGCCATCCCTGAAAACGGGGATAGTTATCCCCGAAAAGAGGGAAGGGCATCCCCGAAAACAGGGAACACCAAAGACATTATTCCAAAGACAAATATAAAAGATCTAACCCCCTTTAATCCCCCTAAGGGAAAAGTGAAGTTTGATCCGTCGAGTATTCCTGTTCCCGAATGGCTGAATGCTGCGTCGTGGAACGAATGGGTCACCTACCGCCAGCAATCCGGAAAGCCCATAAAAACCGAACTGACGGTAACAAAAGCCTTCAGGCTTCTGAAGGAGTGCCTGGATGAAGGCCACGATCCGGTAAACGTCATCAACACAAGCATTGCCAACGGCTACCAGGGCTTATTCAAACCGAAGTTCGCTCTCAACGACCGAAGAGCTGGCAGAGATGTGAACCGCATTTCTGCCCCAGACAAAACTATTCCTACCGGATTCAGGGGGTAACGATGAAAAACGTAATCGGTACTGGCAGTGCGCTTGATCGCCTGAAAAGAATTATCCCAGCCAGTGTGCAGCCGAAATTCTCGACTGCTGATGAGTGGCGGGCATGGCAGGAAGCCGAAGGGCGTAAACGCAGTGAAGAGCTTGACAGGATGAATCAGAAATCCCGCACCGAGAAGATTTTCGGGCGATCTGGCATTCAGGATCTCCATCGTAGCTGTACGTTTGCCAACTACGAAGTAAGCGGGGAGGGGCAGCGAAAAGCGTACACGATGGCAAAAAGTTATGCCCAGAACTTCGGTAGCGGATTTGCGAGCTTTGTGTTCAGCGGTGGTCCGGGAACCGGGAAAAACCATCTTGCGGCGGCAATCGGAAATCATCTGCTGGCCGGCGGCCATAGCGTTCTGGTGGTAACCATTCCTGACCTGATGCTCAGGGTTCGTGAGTGCTACGACGGTGGGCAATCAGAAGCGTCCCTGCTTGATGACCTTTGCAAAGTTGACCTGCTGGTACTGGATGAAGTCGGTATTCAGCGCGGGAGCAGTGGTGAGAAGGTCATTCTCAATCAGGTTATCGATCGCCGTCTCTCATCGATGCGACCTGTTGGCGTTCTGACGAATCTTAACCACGAGGGGCTGTTGGATTCACTGGGCGCGAGGGTTATCGATCGCCTGCAGATGGACGGAGGGATGTGGGTGAATTTTGACTGGGGAAGCTACCGGAAAAACGTTAGCCACCTCCGGATCGTGAAATAAGGGGTTAAAAATGGCCCGACCTAAAACACACAGCGAACGGATGATTATTCTTGAGCGGATTATCGGACTGGTGAAAGAGCAGGGGCGCATCACGACGAACGACGTCGTTGCGATGTTCGGCGTGCACCGAACCACGGCGGAGAAATATCTGCAGATCGCGTTAGTGCGTGGAGGTTTCATCCGCCACGGGCGGTGCGGCGTTTTTCGTGACCAGCGGGCAGTAATTGATTATGACCTGAAGCGTTATAGCTGCAACAAGACAACCGGATTTTCAGCGCTACCGGCACTGGAGAAAAGCCCGGTAATGCAGGTTTATGGAGCATCCAAAATGAGCATCAACAAGGGGGGAGCCCAATGAGCAACATCAACAAACAGGCGCTACGTGAGCGCTATTCACCAAAACCTGTACCTAAATGCCATATTTGCGGCGAGGAAATGACAATCCAGCGAATATCTGCCAGTCGAATTACCTATGGCTGCACGGGCGCGACATATGATGATATAGGTTGCCACTACGCAGAAGGCCGCAGTATTGCAGATGACCACTACGAGCAATCACGCGTCACTGTCGTCGATGTGAGCGACCCGGATGTGCTGGCGCTGCTGGATGAGCTGGAGCATTACAAATCACGTGAAGAGCGAGTTACAAAGCTGGTTCTGGATAACTCGACAAGCTGGGATGTTCTCTACGAGAAGCTTGAAGCCGCAGAGAAGCGTATTGCTGAACAGCGTGAGTATTACGAGGGCGTTATTGCTGATGGAAGTAAGCGCATAGCAGAACTGGAGGCGCGGGAGGTCAGCGTTTCTGAGATTCGCAAGAATAAATTCATCGAGAAAACTGAGGATGAACTTGATGGAGACCACTACACTATCTGTAAAAATGGATGAGTAGTGATTATAGCTGTAAAGGTACGTCAGCGCTGATTATGTTTGTCTACGAAGGTGAAAATATAAGGTTGACCATGATACAGTTGGATCTGGTCTGGGTCTGCATCCATTGTATTATCATTGATAACTAACCCGGGAAAATCATGTGGTTTGTTCAGCTCCTTTACCATGTCAGACATAACAGGATACTCTGTGAAATCAGCGCTCGCCTCGTATCCTTCGCTAATCACATCCAGCCTTTCGAAAAAAGCTTCCTCATTATCTTCATGCCGTGTCGCCGTTTGGCGAAGGGCATTAAGATTGCGCGTCCTAAGATGAGCTACACGATCCGGGGAAGCATACCCGGTGAACTCAGGGATTGACCATCCCAATTCTTGTGCTATACGGCGTGCCAGAATTTCAGTGGGTCCTGGCTCAATATTACCATCTTCTAATGGATCGCCGGCTCCAGTAACATGATGAATGATCTCGTGAATTAGCCCTTCCTGCCATGAGGGCATCTCACACGAGTCAGTGTCTGGCGCCGCACTAAAACTGATATAGGCTTCCTCGTGTTCATCTTTTCTCGCCTCGCAAATAGGTAAAATTGGCTCTTGACCAGCCTCGTATTCATACAATTCGCTATGCGTCAGTAAGTGAATAGAATCAACCCCGACGGGGGAATCTTCGTTGATCTCGTATTCGTTTCTGTATGTGATGCAGCCAAGTTGCACTTCCTTATTATGGATGCCATAGATTACGGCATCACGAAAGGTCTGTGATCGGCTTAAGGCATCAAGTACAGTGTTACCGATCATATTGGCCGTGTGCTGATCGATGAGCCTGCTACGACTACTGTGGACAGCGTAAATGACACTTTGGTAGAGGTTGCTTAAATCTGCGGCGGAAAACGGTATTCGCTTACCTGTCTCCAAAACGTAATCCGCATAGGCATTCTTTGAAGGATGAGGAACAACGGCAGCAGAATATTCTTTCTGTGGAGCAAAGTTTAAACAAGGCGTAGAAGATGAAATTTTCATATTAAAACTCTATATGGTTTTGTACATTTCAGTTTTGCCATCTTATTCATAGTGTTGATATGGCGTAAAAAGAGCCATGGTTATTTCTACCATACCTTCGGTGTGAATATCACAACTCAGAAACTCGAGTACGCTGCGACGGGTTTTCCCGCCTGAAATCTGATATGAAACAACACGCTAGCTTTTGCAAAAAGTGCTATTCATGTCTTGAATATTCTTTCTAACAGGTATACTGTGTTTATATACAGTAGTTAAGTGTAGAGGGAATTATGAGAATTGAGCTTGTTATCAGCCGGACAAAACAGCTTCCGGAAGGGGCAGTTCCTGCACTGGAAAAAGAATTAATTACCCGTCTCCAGAATCAGTATGAAAACTGCAACTTAACTATCCGTCGCGGTAGTCAGGATGGGCTGAGTATCGTCGGTGCTGCTGATGGCGATAAAAAACGTATACAGAGCATTCTGCAGGAAACGTGGGAAAGCGCTGACGACTGGTTTTATTAACATTGCGCTTAATACTGGCGCGCATTTTTCAGAATACCGCAATTTGCGTATCCCTTTGATGCTGCTGCCGACAATTTTTAACCGCGTCTGTATATCGCCGCCTGAAGGGAGAACAAAAATTGAGTAATTCAGCTTTGCAAAAGTCAGAAGATAGCTGGTATGACATTGTAAGAAGATCTGATGGCTGCGTGGTGTTTAGCTTTCCATCATCAGGCAGGCATCTTATCTATCGTGTAAATGGCATGGTATCTATGCGTCCTTTGCTGGATGACGAAGAAGTTTTTACTCCCAACGGTTTTATGCATTTTATTCGCAGTCTCGGCTACCGGGTAACACCACCTTCTGATAATATGAAATCAACGGCCTGAACAACCGTTAACCTTCTGCGCCACGGAGAATACCATGGCGCACGAATTACAACTCATCAAGCAGTCATCTGGAATCCTGATCCCCGCGACGCCGGAGACCAGCGATATTCTGCAATCAAAAATCAAACTCGGCGCCGTGCTGGTGGCTGAGTTCCGTCAGGTGAGGAATCCTGCATTCCATCGCCGCTTTTTCGCGTTGCTTAATCTCGGGTTT